ATGCAGGTCTTGTAAGACAAGCAGGTTCAAACTTCTTCTTATTTAAAGATTTAACTACTGACCCAACATCAAACGCACTTGCAACTGGTTCTTTAACTGCTTCTAATACTGCTACACTAAGAGCAAATATTACTGGTGGTACTGTATCAAGTCTTGCATCAGCAATCGGAGTTGCAGATGGTGGTACAGGCGCAACATCATTAACTGCTGGTGGAATTCTTATTGGTTCTGGAACAAGTGCAGTTACAATACTTGCAAACACAGGCACCGCAGGAACTTATGGTAATGCAGCCTATCATCCAGTAATTACTACTGACACATATGGTCGTGTGAGTGCCGTTACGAATACTGCAATTGCAATAGACACAGCCGCAATTACATCAGGCACATTAGCCGATGCTAGACTGCCAACAAAAGGAACTGCTGGCACATATGCTAATGCAGCTTATGTTCCAGTTTTAACTACTGACGCTTATGGTAGAGTTACTGCCGTAACAAATACTGCAATTGCAATTGATACTGGTGCAATTACTTCTGGCACGATTGCTGATGCTAGATTACCAACTAAAGGTACTGCTGGTACATACGGAAATACAACATATCATCCAGTAATTACTACTGATGCATATGGTCGTGTAACCGCAGTAACAAACACTTTAATTCAAAGTGCAACAACATCTGTATCCGGTATAGTGCAATTAACAGATTCAATCAGTTCAACAAGCACAACTACCGCTGCGACACCAAACTCAGTTAAGACTGCTTATGATTATGCACAAAGTGCTTTCACAAAAGCAAATCAAACTGCACAGTTAGCATTTACAACAGTTTCAGCAAATGGAACAAGTTTAGTTGCTGATGCAAATACTGACACATTAACAATTACTGCCGCTACTGCAAATGGTATTTTTATTAATGCTGACGCTGCAACAGATGCTTTAGATATTGGTCTTAGAAATTCTGGTGTTACAGCAGGAACTTATGGTAACACTACAACCGCTGTTACAATTACAGTAGATGCATTTGGTAGAATAACTTCAGTATCCAATGCCGCTATTTCTGCTGGCGCAACTCTTGGTGATGTGTTGGCACTTTCAATTGCATTAGGATAAAACATGGCACAACCAACAACAAGACAACAATTTAAAGATTACTGTTTAAGAAAACTTGGTCATCCAGTTATTCAAATCAATGTGGATGATGACCAAGTAGATGACCGTATTGATGATGCATTAGCATTTTGGGCAGACTATCACTATGATGGCACCGAAAAGATTTTTATGAAGCACCAAATCACTCAAACTGATATCAATAGAAGATGGATTTATTGCCCTGATGCTGTTACTTTTGTAACTGGTATTATTCCATTTGACCAATCTGGTTCTTCAGTCAATATGTTTGACTTGCGTTACCAGTTACGCTTGCATGACCTGTATGACTTTACATCCGTGTCTTATGTGTCATATGAAATTACAATGCAACACATTCGCACATTAAATTTATTGTTCTCTGGCACACCACAATTTAGATTCAATAGACACCAAAATAGATTATTCTTAGATGTTGATTGGTCAAGAGATTTTGAAGTTGGTGATTATGTTGTTGTTGAGTGTTACAGAAAAATGCAACCAGATACAATCACAATAACTGGCACAGTAACAGGCAATACTTCTGCAAACACTTTAACTGGTACAGGCACAGTATTTGACCAAGAACTTTTAGAGAATGATATTATTTTATTATCTTCTGGTGCAGAATATCAAGTGCAAAGAATTAAATCACCAACTGAATTAACAGTTAGTGCAAATAATCTTACTGCAAATGTAACTTCAGTATCAATCACAAAAACAGGCATTTCAGATATTTGGAGTGATAGGTTCTTAAAGGCATATGCTACTGCTAAAATTAAACAGCAGTGGGGTAACAATATGAAAAAGTTTGGCGGAATACAATTACCTGGTGGTGTTACACTCAATGGTAAAGAAGTATACGATGAAGCAACTGAAGAACTCGCTAAGATGGAAGAAGATATGTATCAGATGGGTAGTTTGCCTAGTGAGATATTTACAGGCTAAACAATGCCAACAAATCTATATTTTAATAATTTTCCAAATGACCAAGTTACTAGTGAACAACTACTAGTAGAAGATTTGGTGATAGAAGCTATGCAGATGCATGGCATGGATGTGTATTATTTACCAAGAAGTTCTGGTGACTCTGTTGATATGTTGTATGGTGAAGATACACTAAAACAATATACTGTTGCATATCCATTAGAGATGTATTTGGAAGATGTTACAGGCATGGAAGGTGAAGGTGATTTCATGTCCAAATTTGGACTTGAAATCCGAGATGAAATGACTTTATTGGTTTCTCGTAAAAGATTTAGATATACAACTGGCGCATCAAATTTAATTAGACCAAGAGAAGGTGATTTAATTTATGTTCCATTAGTTCAAAACTTTTTTGAAATTACCTTTGTTGAACATGAAAATGGTCAAGCAATGTATTACACATTAGGCAGAGGTCGTGGTGGTAATGTATATGTGTATGCATTGAAAATGAAACAGTTTGTATTTTCTGAAGAATATATTGTTACTGGTATTGATGAAATTGATGGTCAAATCAGAGATGCATACAAGAGAGAAAGAATTACAGTTGCTGTTGGTGGTATAAGAACATTTGTGCAAGATGAGATTGTATATCAAGGTGGTAGTCTTGCAACTGCAAACGCAAAGGCAACTGTTTACTCTTGGAACAGCACTACAAGAAACTTAGATATTGTAAGAGTAATGGGTACTTTTGCAAATACTACATTATTGATTGGTGCAACATCAAATGCAAGATGGACAGCCGCAACAGTATCTAGTGATACAGCCTTTGATAATAATCAGTTTGAAGATATTACAGACAATACATTAATTGAAACAGAATCAGATGCAATCATAGATTTCTCTGAACACAACCCATTTGGTGAAGCATAATGCTAGGTAATGACCATTTTTATAATCGCACCATTCGCAAAGTAGTTGTTGCGTTTGGTACAATGTTTAATGATATCCATGTTGTTAGATACAACAAGGCAGGAACAACTGCATATGAAAAATTTAAAGTGCCTCTTAATTATGGCGCAAAAGAAAAATACATCACAAGATTAACTTCTGATCCAACATTAACAAAGTCAATTGCAACTTCTGTTCCTAGAATATCTTTTGATATGACTGGAATGACTTATGATTCATCCAGAAAATTACCATCTACTGTAAGAAATTTTGCAGCTGAAACTTCAACATCAGTTAAGACACAATATGTTCCGATACCTTATGATTTTCAATTTTCATTGTCAATCTATGTTAGAAACACAGAAGACGGCACACAAATATTAGAACAAATTTTACCATTCTTTACACCAGACTTTAATGTGACAATTGATTTTATTCCTAGTATGGGTAAAAAATATGATATGCCTGTTATATTAACTTCAGTATCAAATCAAACTGATTATGAAGGCGACATGATGACAACTCGCCTTATCATTTGGAATTTAGAATTTACTGCAAAGGCATATATTTGGCCACCAGTTATTTCTGGTGAAGTTATTAGACGAGCAAATACAAATCTATATTTGGAAACAAGAACAAAAGATGCACAGAAAGTATATGTTGACTATGCAAATGGGACAGGATATTTTTCAGTTACTGGTGAAACTATAAGAGTTGAAAAAAGAGGTATTACTGGAGAACTATTATACTTTAGTAATTCAAACAATTCAACAGGCAATACTGCTTCAGTTATTGTTGGTTATTTAAATGACTTCTTAAAAGTTGGTGATAAAATTGTTGGTGATAAAAGTAACGCATCTTATAGTATAGTTTCATTAGATACAAATCCAATGAAGTCTGTATTGATTGTTACTACACCAAATCCTATTACCGCAGAACCAGATGATGAGTTTGGTTTTTCTGAAACCATTACAGAATTTCCTAATATAACATGAACAACTTGAACTCAAAATTATCAGAAGTATTGGATGTAGAACCAATACAATTTGAAACTTTACCAGTAGAGATAAAAACTCCTGTTGAAGATGATGCCGAATTCGCAAGACAAAATATCAGAGAACTAATTACAAAAGGTAATGTTGCAATGGATAATCTATTGCATGTTGCCAAAGAATCAGAACACCCAAGAGCATATGAAGTTGCCGCTGGTCTGATAAAGAATCTTTCTGACTTGAACAAAGACTTACTTGAAGTGCAAAAAAGAAAAAGAGACTTGTCTGGTGAATCACACAATGCAAAAAGTATAAATGTAGATAAGGCAGTCTTTGTTGGTTCTACAACAGAATTAGTTAAATTTTTAAAGAACAATAAAGAACAATAAATAGGAATACTATGGAACAATTAATTGAACAACTCAAAGTAATTTTAGGTACAAATTTTGGTTTGTATTTAAAGTCACACAACTATCATTGGAATATTGAAGGTAAAGATTTTCCACAATATCATTCTTTTCTAGATGGATTTTACAACGATGTTTGGAATCAATCTGATGATATTGCAGAACACATTCGCCAATTAAATGCATATGCACCAGGTTCTTTTTCAAGATTCATAGAACTATCTGCTGTTGAAGAAGCAACAACTGTTCCAGATGCAAACACAATGTTTATTACATTGAAGGCAGATAACGACAAATACATCATGCAATTGAGAGCTGGTATTGTTCTTGCTGAACAAGCAGGTGAACCTGCCGTATCAAA